CCAGAATTGCGGATTGGGCATCCATTGCAGGATCATTTCCTACTTTTGCTTTGGTTAATCCATTCTCTCCAGTAGGTAAGCCAGCCAGTAAGATTCAGTGTGACGAATACTGGAAGGAAATTATTATCCGTTCCACACGTAATGAACTCCTATATTCCATTCCAGATAATGACCTCCAAGAACTTCTAGATCATTGTGAGGATAACATTCCCGCTGGAAGTATCTTTTCCCATGCGCTATTTAATGCATTGAGAAATGCACAGGCTAAGAAAAAGAACTTCCTAGGTCTTGGTGATTTTGATCTCCAATCTCGTTATTCCCTTGTAAGTGATGCAGCGAATGCGGAGGCAATCAATATGCAAGCACTCATTGATTCCGCACCAACTGAACTTCCCAGACCGGAACAATATCCAACTAAGTTTGCATACATGAAAGCTAAAATGCGCTGGGATATTTCCCAAAAGGCTGCAAGGAATAACCCTACGGGTGGGGAGAATATGTAATGATCCTATCCCCTAAAGATATGCAAACTCATGTTGCAATCTCCGAATATGCAAACCAATCCCCTCACCACAAAGCAGTCCTAACCGATTGCCTACAAACCTTCTCAATCTTTTCCCAAGATACTCGCAAGGAGCTGGATAACTATTTCCTCCTATATTGGGAACCATCCTATTTCCTGGATTGTTTGAGTGGGGATGATAAGAATATAATTATTCGTAATGGTATCCCATACATTGTAATTTACCAGGAACTATTAAGCCCGGAGTATATCTCCGCGTATAAACGCATCAGGCTTTCATTCAGGAAAATTACTGGTATTCCCAGTGGGTTTGTACTTGTAAGGGCTTTTCGGGAAAAGGAATCAATGTGAACATATTTGTCCTAGATGAGAATCCCACAATCGCTGCATCTTATCATTCGGACCAACACTTGCATAAGATGGTTTTAGAGTCGGCACAAATGCTTTCCACATGGGCATATAATAACTTTCCAAAAGCAAGGTCACATATTTATAAGCCAGCATATGAAAACCATCCTTGTACACAATGGATTAGCAAAGCAACTGATAATCGCATTTACCTAATTCAACTAGCCCGCGGCCTTGAAAATGTTAGGCAATCTCTTGGCCATGAAGAACACTCTTCCAGTAAAATTATTGAAGTAGTAGCAGACATAGTGGGTCATGATGATTTCCCCCAACTATACAAAACACCAACTGAATTTGTATTTGCTGGTATACCATCCATAGCAATCCGTAATGAATCCGTAGTGCAGAAATATCAACGCTATTACAGATTTAAGCATAAGCAGTGGGCACTTGACAGCCGCCGCGCAATGAGTTATAAAGGTCGCCCTGTTCCTAGTTTTATGGCTGATCTATTTACCAACATCTAATCATGCAACCAAACACTTCCTCCAAAGAAAAGCTATTAGCACTAGCTGCTAAAATCCGGGCTGAAAGATTAGCTGCAACCTCCAATAATATTCCAATTTCAGTTCCAGTAAGTTCTCCAGTAGTGCATTCATCCGTCCCAGTTCCAGTAGTAACTACCACTACAACTACTATTGATGATTCCCAGAAAGAGGATGAAAGCAATGACCACATATACAATAAGTATGGTAACCTAATCACCCTGAATGCCAAGCAAATGGAATTTGTTTCCCTTGCTGCATCCGGCGCTAGCTGTGTTCTTATTGGTGCAGCAGGTACTGGTAAAACAACTTGCCAAAAGGCAGTAACTGCGGCCCTAATTCAGAATGGATACGCGGGCATCCTAAGTGCACAAGGACATAAACATCTTATCAGTGACACTCCAGGAATTGTTATTTGCGCATACACCAGGCGCGCAGTTGCAAATATCAAGCGAAACCTCCCCACTGATCTGCAAAACAATGCGATCACCATTCATAAACTTTTGGAATACCAACCAATTTATTACGAGGTAGTGGATGAAACAACTGGGAATAGCAAAACCACAATGAAATTTGAGGCAAATCGTAATGCGATGAACCCTCTCCCACCATCCATCCGTACTATTATCTTTGAAGAATCCAGTATGTTAGGTACTGATCTTTATCAGGAGGTTATCAATGCATGCCCACATAACCCTCAGCTCATTTTCCTTGGCGATATCCAGCAGCTTCCTCCCGTATTTGGCCCGGCCATCCTTGGATTTAAGCTCTTGGAATTACCAGTCGTCGAACTCACAGAAGTTTACCGTCAGGCGCTTGAAAGTCCTATTATTTCCCTTGCGCATCGTATTCTTAGTGGAAACCCCATCCAAGTAAAAGAATTCGACCAATGGAAACATGAAGGGCAAATGACACTGCGCCCCTGGAAAAAGAAGATTGATTCCCTCAATGCAGTAATCACCCTAGGTGCGGTATTCAAACAATTCGAGGAAGCGAATGTATACAATCCAGATGAAGATATCATTCTCCTCCCCTTTAACAAAGCATGTGGTACTGAGGAACTGAATAGAAGTATTGCAAACCACCTTGCGCGCAAACGAAATGCAACCACATTCCAAATCATTGCAGGATTCGTAAAAGTTCATCTCTCAGTAGGTGATAGAATCCTGTACGATAAGGAGGATGCAACAGTAATTAGTATTGAGAAACATCCAGCATATTCCGGTGCACAGCCATTGCAAGAATCTACCACTCTTGATTATTGGGGCCATGATCCAGTAATGCATTCCCAAGATGGCGAAGCTGATGATGAAGCAATGGATTTCCTTCTCGCCCAGGTTGCCTCCACTGAAAAGGAGGATCGTGTAAACAAAGCATCCCATAAGGTTAAAATTTGCCTTACCGATTCCGGGCAAGAAATCACTCTTGAATCCGCAGGGGAAATCAATAGCATTCTCCTTGGGTATTGCCTAACTGTGCATAAATCCCAAGGTTCTGAATGGCGCAAAGTATTCCTGTGTCTCCATCAATCACATGCAACTATGATTCAGCGGGAACTTCTCTATACCGCTGTTACCCGAGCAAGAGAGGAATTGTATGTTATCTGTGAACCTGAATCTTTTGTGAATGGTATTAAGAGTCAGCGGGTGAAAGGAAATACACTTGCTGAGAAGGCGGAGTATTTCAAGGGAAAATTGGATAAACAATCGGAGATGTTGCAATGATTAGTTACTCATTTGAGGCTGATATTTTGGCAGTAGCTGACGGAGAACCAATTCTCGCAGTTAAGATCATTAATGTACCCTACAGTTATGGCAGCCCAGATTCAAGGTTTGAAGCTACCAAACAATTTGAAAACCAAGTACTTCCTTGGGCTACATTAGAAAACTTTTTTAGGTATCAGTATGATACAGGTTATGGTTCTATGGATTGCCATGATATTGTTGCTTGGACTGAAACCAAGGTAATTTATATTCGTGAATACGATGGGTCAACAAGTGTTGTTTATGTTCCAAGGAATCCTTCCTAACACTTAAAAAGTTAACGCAATGAAACCTAAACTGCGCGTACAATACTATGTAATACGCCACAAGGAAACAGGTAATTACATGCCACAAAAAATGTTTCGTACTGCTACAGGAGGTTATTCTTTTTGGGAACCTACAAATGCTGGCGGTATGGGTGGAGTAGGCTTTCCTGCAATTATACCCAGACTATTTACCAATAAACAATCAGCTCAAACTGCAATCACGTACTGGCTAAAAGGTAATGCTGAAAAGATGCGAGATTATGATGGAGAGTTTGAAGGTCTTGCCTATAATCCCCCAGTAATCTCTAGAAAGCGTGAAGATTTGGAAGTAATTACTGTAACTTTGCGAGAGGAGTAATCTACGCGAAGCGGGGAAACTAAGCCTATGGGGACCCCCTTGACACCTAATCCATCCCCCTGTATATTCCCATCATCGGCTAAAGGGAACTGCCGATCTAATCAAAGTTCCCAACTATCCCACCAATCTTTTCTCAAGGATACTGAAAATGTCTGAAGTTATTGTTGCCAATGTTGATAAGACCGTTACCGCTTCTGAAATGGCTTTCCGTTTCAAGAAGGACAAACTGGGTGCTAAGCGCGCCGATGTTAAGATCACTGCGAGTGTTCCCTCAGTTGACGGTATTGTTGATATTCTGACTCGTGGTGATGTTAAAGAAGTGCAATTGCTTCTGGATGCTTGCTACGATGTTGTTCGTACTGCCGCTGCTGGTGTTATTGGCGATGACGAGAATGTCACTTCCGATAATTTCCCGTATGACAAGATCACTTGGAAGGCAATTGCGAATCAACCTAAGGAAGATCGTCGTAGCTCTGCTATTAGTGATGAAGCATACGCTGCATTCTTCGCTGATTACATTGCAGTTATGCCTGGCCTGACTGGTAAGAGCGAGGAAATGGTTACCAATGCAACCTTGGTGTATCGCAAGAAGTTTGCCCCCTGGAAGTCGGATAAGAAGACCATTGGTAAGCTGAAGGAACAACTGGGTTTGTATATCGAACACTCTCCGAATGCTGAACAGCACCAAGAGATTCTGGATATGCTGATTCGTCGTGCCGATACTTATCTGGCTGCAGATGATCTGGTTGCGGTTGCATCTAACCTGTAAACCAGTAAGTTCTCTCCCTTCTCATAGTTTTTGAATACCATATCATCCGCGCTGAACAAAGTTAGGCGATTGTACTAATGAGGCAGCAAGGTCACATAAAAACTGGCCTCGATGAATGTTAGTAGGTAGGAAACTCCCTGAGTAAAGAGAAAAACGTCCTGGACATGACGCTTAAACTGTCCACTTATTGTGCATATTTATCTCCATCTTAGAACCTAGTTACTTACAGAAGTGGTTCCGCGAAGCTCCTCACTAGTGTCTGTAAGTAGGTCAAATGTTAAAATACTTTCCCCAAAAGGGAAGGTAGCTAGGGTGGAGATAAATAAGTACCACTAAGTGCTTATATTGTTGTACATTGGAACTTCGCGTAGCATCAGCAATCTTGAATTGCTCGAAGAAATGACTGTGAAATGCAGAAATGCTGCGAAAAAGTTAACACAGCGCCAATCTTAAGTTGCTGTCTGGGCCGTTCGTTCGATTCGAACCTGCATTAAGATTGGAATACTAGTAGCTGGCCAGTGTACAACAATATATGCGCCAGTATGAACCCATCTGGAATAAACTAAAACAAATGCCGTTACGTGATGCATCTACAATAGGTGTCTCGCTAACGGCAAATCGCGCTTTACACCGTAGAATTGTGAAGGCGGTACAAAAAGAAAAGTATGGGGATGTTGCATATAAAATAAGTATTGAACCATTAAAAACAGTACTATCATACACACGTAAAGATTCCCTCCTCACCTTCAGATTGCATATTGCTGAAGGTTCCATTAACCTGCTAGATCATAGGCATCTGTAACCCCATGAGTACTTCTTTTGAAATCTATACTAACAAAGTACAAGGTAATGAAAGTACAGAGTTAGTTAAGATAGGCTCATTACCGGCTAAGGAATACGCTACTAGGCTGGAAGTGGCTAAGTTAACTCAATTAGTATTAGTAGGAGAGACTGCGGCTAAGGAATTAAAAGATTTACAACAAAATTGTTCTCACCACTATTTTTATGATAGGCCAGGATTTCCATACAATTCAAGATATTGTGCGGCTTGCGGAATATTTAGAGGGCAACTATGAATAATACAAAAGAAGATATTCGAGTAGTTAACGGATACATCATTTCCCAAACTGAGAAAGCTATCCTATTTGAATGTTACGATATTGCTGGCCTATCAGTTTGTTCTGAAGGCGGTAACCCTAAGAGAGAGTGGTTCCCAGTTTCACAATGCACTAAGATTCACAAAACTGCAGCACAAGATGAGATGGATTATATTCATGTTAATGCTTGGTTGCTGCGTAAGAAGGAGATGATTTAAGTGGCTGAAGTAACCATCCCATTCGCACTTCAAGAAAGCATTACTGCACTCCAGAATGCTATCCTCCACAAGCATCCAACAATGCCAACCCTGCTCCGGGAAATTCACACAGCCCTACGGAAGCAACCGGAAAATGTGATCCTGCTTTCCGAGGATGAAATCGCTACCATTGTTACCGGATTGCAACACCAAACCAATACATTCCTAGCTGAAAGCGTATCTAAGAGTAGTAAGAGCACTAGCAAGGTTGCATCGGTTAAGAAACTTGGTGCGGATGCATTCTAATTTCCCCACATATTCATACATCTTTTTATATTTTAAAGGAAACAAATCATGAAAGCTTGGCGTCTCCATAACATGCAACAAACCGCAACTCTCCAGTATCTTCAGAAGATGCATGCAATGTATGGCTTCTGGCCGGAAGAACAAGAGAAGATTGCAATGAAGATTAAGCAAGTTAAAGGTTTCTATCTCCGTACCAAAACCGAACGGCGTGGACAATTTGCAGCAGAAGTTGCTTCTCCTTCCCAGTTGCTTTGGAAACTTTTCAAGCATGCAGGATACCAAGTACCGGAAGCACTGCAATAAGCTGTAATATCTATGTATGCAAATCAATATTGCCCTGGCTTTCAGGGCTTTGCTACTTCCGCCACAACAGTATAAACTATTGCGAGATTGGTTAGACTGTGATCCTCCCAAGCCTACACCACTCACAATACATACTCCACTACTTCAGGAAATAACACAATGTCTTCCTCAGAACACCTATTCGATTCATTTCTGGATGATATGGCATTGGACAGCGCAAGTTCTGGGGGACTTATCCCTGGAGGAACAGATGGTTCTTCAGCAGGAAATTGGTACGAACCCGGCTATGAAGGAAACATTGATTACCGGATTCGCCAACTTAGCTACTCGTCAATCCTTACACTACATTCCTGCCCCCGCAAGTACGAACTTTATAAGAAGCGAGCAACTGCGGCCCCAGATTCAGAAACTTCCACAATCACATTTGCTTTCGGACACGTCGTTGGAGAAGCTATCCAACTTGCGCTCACGCCTGGAATCTCTGAAGAACAGATAATCTGGAAGATGTTTCTTGGCTGGCACACTGATCTCTTTTCAATTGATGAGAAGGGATGTAAGAGTTTTTGGGATGCAGTGATTGCACTCAAAAGATTCAAGGCTATGCAGGAAGCAGGTTTCTTGCAGGAATATGAACTGGTTATTTACCAAGGAGTGCCAGCTTGTGAACTCTCATTTGCTATTAACTTTCCAGACGGGTTTCGCTATCGCGGCCATGTTGACGCCGTGTTACGTCATCGTATTTCTGGGGAAGTTTTGGTTCTTGAGTGCAAAACAACTGGGTCCGCCACTCTTTTCCCAAGCACTTACAAAAACTCTGCACAAGCTATTGGTTATAGCATTGTGCTCGATGCTATTTTTAGCGACCTGTCTAGTTATCGAGTCCTATATCTAGTGTACCAAACCAAATCCCGAGAATACACACAGATTCCATTCACTAAAACATACCTGCAACGTGCACTTTGGATTCGTGAACTCCTTCTGGATATCGAAACCATTAAGATGTATGAAGAAGCGGGCGTATGGCCCATGCACGGTGAATCATGCAATTCTTTTTTCCGGGATTGTGAATACATAAATACCTGCACACTCTCAAATACACACATTACAATGCCTTGCACTCCTGAGATGGAAGATAAAACACAGTATCAGGTAACACTCACACTCGCTGATTTGTTGGAAACACAACTTGAAAAGGTAAGCTAACATGTTCACTTCAAAACATCTTGAACTTCTGCTACATTACCAGGATAACCATATTGCCCGAGTAGCTCAATTGTCTGCAACAAAGCAAAAAACATTCTTTGATTTAGAATCTGTCGGCCTTATGGAAGAAAATTTCATTGAGGACCCAGTAGTGTGTCACGGTAATCTGGATGTAAAGTATATTAGGATTACCCAGAAAGGTCACAATATTTTAAAACATATTATTGATTCCGCAAACGATTATTTGCAGGCAGTGTAATGAAACTATCCCAACGTACCCAATCTAAGCATCACCACATTCTCCTATTCGGGCCACCTAAATCTGGTAAATCCCTACTCGCAGGGAAACTATCCGCAAAATACAATCTCATCTGGTTTGACCTGGAATCAGGAAGCAACACATTATTCCAGCTCCCTACTGAGTACCAAGAGCGCATTGAACTAATCAACCTTCCAGATACTCGTGGCTTTCCCATTGCAATTGAAACCTGTCTTAAGGTAATTAAGGGCGCGCCAGTAGATATTTGTGAGGAGCATGGTAAGGTAGGTTGTGCTATTTGCAAACGGGATGGCAAACCATTCACATCTGTTGCTCTGAATAGTATTGGTGAAGATACAATTGTAGTATTCGATTCCATCACCCAGCTTACCAATAGCGCAATCGCACACATCACAAAAAATCAGCCTGAAGATTACAAGATGGAGTTTGATGATTGGGGTAATCTTGGTAAGCTGATGGATACATTCTTTTCCTATGTGCAGCAAGCACCATATTCTGTTGTGTGTATTTCCCATGAAACTGAAGTGGAGATGGTGGATGGAAAGAACAAGATCGTTCCAACAGCCGGAACCCGGAACTTTTCAAGGAACACCGCTAAGTACTTTGATGAAGTATTCTACTGCGAAGTTAAAAACAAGAGACACGTAGTCGGAAGTAGTACTACCTACGCAAATAACATTCTCACTGGCTCACGCAGTGGGCAAACTACTGAAACAGATTCAGATGCATCCTTGATTCCCATCTTTACAGGTGAGCGAAAGACAGTAGTCGCACCAACCCCAGCAACTAATGCCATGAGCGCATTGCAAAAACTGAAAGGAATCCAAAAGTGAGCAATCCATATATTTGTATTGAAGGTAATATCAACACTCCAGAAACCTGTAAAATTCTGGGGCTACATCTTACTAAGAC